GTCTCCTCCGCGTAGGCGCGGAGTGAGAAGCCGTCCGGCTGGACCTCTGCTCGAAACCCGGCGCGGCCCGCACTCGCCGGGTTAGCGAGTGCGAGCGCGGCTGTAGTCAGTAAGGCCCAGAGGGCGATCTGCCACCGCACGGCCGTACCCCACCAGCAGGAGCCCAGCGGCGCCGAGCATCTTGAGAAGGTCGTCGGGCAGTGGTGGCAGGCCGAAGGCCTGCTGCAGCGCCTGGTAGAAAAGCACGACGGCGGTGATAACCATTCCCCAGAAAGTCTTGGACTTCCAAAAAGCCTTTTTCTCCTTCATGGTTTCCCTCCTAGTAAGCCCAGAAGTGGGCCACTAAAACACCGGCAGTGGCGACGAAAAGAGCGAGGAGTGCCCATGCGATCCAGGAGTTTTTGTCGATCGCCATGCCGATGTTTTCGCTGATCGTCCGGCCAGTTCGCCGGATCTCGATGCGCTCGGCAATAAGCAGGGCAACGCCGAGCAGGACGTAGGCCAGGGCCAGGCCGTAGAGCCCCAGGAGCAGGCTCACGGCAGTGCCCACTAGCCAGATCGAAACCACCGCCACCCAAGAGCGGAAGAAGGCCCTCATTCCGGCCTCCTCGTGCGTACGTAGAGCTTGTCGCCCACCACCGAGGCGGCGTCGAGGGGCTTTTCCGCACCGTCGAGGAAGAAGCGCTTGACGGGCAGGCGCTTTGGCTCGTCCTCAGGCTTGAGTAGCCCCCAGGCCTCGGCGATGGCGAGGACTTTGGTTTCGTAGTCGGGGTCGGTGGCCCAGCCCGGCTCGCCGACTTCGGGCCGAGCGAGGAGGCCCTTGAGGAAGCCGCGGGCGTCGCCGCGCCTCGCTGCCTCGGCGGCGTCGGCGTACCAGGGCAGGCGGGCGATAATGCGCCCGTAGTCCTCGAAGCAGGCCTGCCAGCTCGGATATTTGCGCCAGCGGGCGACTACGGCTCGCCAGCCAATTTCCGGGTCGAACTCCCGCGTCAGCAGGTTGATCGTCGGCCCCTGCCAGGTGCGCCCTGCCTTGATGCCGAAGAAGTTGCTGGCTTTCCGCGCCAGCAGGCTGCGCCCGTAGCGGCTCTCAAGTGCGGCTTGGGCGGCGGCGATCTCGGGGACAATTGGCGCTCCGGCTTCGCGGGCCTTGCGAGCGGCCTCGAGAGCCCGCCGGATAAAGGTCTCACGGTTCATGCCACTCCTCCCAGCGGATGGGGATGGCGAGGCGAAAAAGCGGAAAATTGAGCCCGTAGGGCCGGGCCATGTCTCCGCGCGCGTCCTGGTAGGGCTCTAGCTCACCGGCGGCGGCGAGGAGCGCCATCCCCAACCACCCCACCGCCTGCCGCTGGCGCACGTGGATTAACTCGTGATCGAGGCACCCACTCCCGGGCAAAACCCAGATGTTGTATCCGTCGGATTTGCCGCAGTTCCAACCGAAGTTCCACCCCCACGGCTCCGGCGCTGGCCGGTACCAGACTGGGGTGGGGTCAATTCCAATGACTACGGCCCCGGACATTCCACCGGGGCCGTAGGAAGCCGTGAGGCCAATTGAGGCCGACCACTCAATGCGATCCGGCGGCCCCGATGCGAACAGGGCCGCCAGGATGATGAGCAGGCCGGCGAGATCAACCACCCGCCACCTCCCAAGGGCACTCCTCGGGGTAGGCCTGCCAGCTCTCGGGCACGAGCCACGTGAGGCCCTGCTCGCGGGCTCTGGCGAGGGCGGCGTTGATCCCGGCAACGGACTGGGCGGCGGAAACCGCGTCGTAGACCTGCTTAAACGCGGCCCGCCCGGCATCGAGAATGGCCTGCAGCTCTTGGCTCGAGCGCCCGCGAGGTGGTGGCACGCCTAGCGCCTCGGCCTCCTCGGCCTCGGCGAGCTCCTCGCGGATAGCACGGAAGGCGGCCGTGGCCCGGCGGTAGAGCTCCGCCATCGCCGCCTCCCGCACGATCTCGGCCCAGGCCGCCCGCACCCGGTCCAGGTAGGACTGGGCGGTGGCCCGGTCCACGCCGAGGACGCGGAGCGCGTCTCCCTCTAAGGCGAGCCCGGATGCCCCATCTGGCAAGGGTTTTCTGCGCGACCCCGAGCATCAGTAGTCCACCTCCAGGTAGAGGATGCTGGTGTGTGTGCTTTTTATGATCGTTATTGATGGTCCAGCGGAGATACCGTTGCCGATGCGGATCCCAATTTTGTAGGCGGTCCCTGCGGCGATGCCTAGTTTCGCCGCACCGAGCGGGTAGGCCACGTGCTGGCCGGCAGCCACTCCAGTCTGGAGTGGCGTGTAGCTAATGGCGTTCCACGTGTTACCGCCGTCATCGGAGTAGACCCATTGCCCGCGAACGTAGGTGTTATCGGTGTCATCAGCTCTTACTAGAGCCGCGCCCATCGCGATCACGTAGTGCCCATGACTACGTACGGGCATATCCACAACCCCGATCACAGGCGCGTTAGCGTATACGGCGGTAGTGGTGACGTTTGCGCTTACGGTGCCGAGGTGCACCCCGAGCACCCGCCGGGGCTGGGCGAGCTTACCCGATGCGTCAAGCGTCGCCAGGCCGCCCGCCTGCCCAGCAGGGACGCGCTTGGTGGCGCCGCCCTGGACGATGGGAACCTGATCGCCAGCCTGTGCACTCGCGGCCACAAGACTGACAAGCCAGTCAGAAAAGCCTTTAGGTAGTGCCATCTATATCTCCTCCTCCCACAAAAGCTGGTACGCCCCGCTGTCATCGGTGAGCAGGTAGGCCCCGTCGTCGCTGGAGAGGGGCCCACCCCGCTCCACCGCGCTGGTGAGCCAGCGGAGCTCTACCGCGTAAGAGAAAGCGCCTCGGGACTGGACGTTGCCCGCCCCCTGGAAGGCGGCGAGGTGCACGAGCACCGCGTCGCCCTCGTGCTCGACGTAGAGCCACTTGGCGGCCTCGGCGGCGTCCACCAGGGCGTCCACCGCCTGGGCCGCAGTCATGCCACCGGTCGCGCCGGCTCGCACAGTGAGTGCCACCTCCTGGGGCAGTTTGTTGCCGAGGCCAACCGCCACGTACCGCTCGGACTGGGGCGGGCGGACCACGTCGAGGTTGCGCGCGGCCTTGAGCACGCTTTCAAGGCCACCGAGCACCACCAGCGGCGTGACGGTGCCCGCTCCATCGCTCAGGTAAACCTGCATTCCCACCTCCTACCAGGCCCAGACCACCCGGCTGCCCAGCGTGCCGCTCCAGTAGGGGCCGGTGGGCAGGAGCGTAAGCCGTGCTTCGATCAGCCCTTGGATGGGCAGGAGCCGGGTGGCCTCATAGGCCTTTAGGCCAGAAAAGGCACGCTCAAGCGAATCCAATCCCTCGGTGTAGCGAATCGTCCCACCGTCCCGGGCGATGTCGAGGATGCGCTTGAGCTTGGCCAGGGCCTGGCCGTAGTCGGCCTCGTGGATGCCGACCTCGAGCACGAGCGGCCGGGCCTCGGGGATCCGGTCGCCCCTGACCTTGATCCCCACCGAGGAGTCGTGGGCCTCGACTGCGATTGCGTGGTCGAGGCTGGGGGCATTCTTGACCACCAGCGCCTCGGTCCTGGCGCTGTCAGAGATGATCCATCCCATGCTGCCTCCTATGGGGCGATTGGGCCCACGCCGTCAATCTGCGGCGTTTTCGTAACCCACGCGAGCACAATCTGATGCGCTAGGGGGGCAATTTTGCCGGCGTACCGGTACCCGAGGTAGGAAACGATCGGAATGCTTATAACCATGCCAGCTACTGCGATCCTAATCGCAGTAGCTGAGCTCGCTATCTGATCCAGTTCCTCAACTGCAACCATCTCATCTGCTCCATAATGCCCGGAAATGCGCACCGTAAGCTCGGTGCGCGCACCTGGAGGGCTAGAATGGCACCCCTTTGGCCCTTCGCCTCGAAATGCGGAGTCAAGCCCTGACAGCACGTGTAGTGCTACTGCACCATCAGGGTGTTGGAGTTCGATCATCGCGAACCACCGCTGTCGTCTCCGCTCCCGTCATCCCCACTGTCGTCGTCCCCGCTGCTGCCCTCCCCGGAGCCCTCGTCACCAGAGGCATCTCCTTCGTCCCCGTCATCCTCACCCAAGTCGCTTTCACTGAGCAGTCGGTGTCGTACCCGCGCAGCGTAAGCTCGAGCACGGCCAACGCAGCCCTGTGAGTCAACACCAACTCGGCAACTCGCCACGAAATTAAGCCGTAAGTGGTCAAACTCCACTCCCCGCTGTTGTCTCGTCGCACAAGGGTTGCGCCTGGCCACGCGATTGCGATTAATCGTCGGATAGCCAAGAACACATCCCTTGGTGTGCCCGATAAACCTACGCTTACGGTGACAGTCGGGTTGGGGCTGGTTGTGTCGGCCACGGGCGGATCAAGTAAATCGATGTCGGCCACAGCGGAATCGCGTCTGAGCTGCCAGCCCATAGCTACACATCCGCTACGATTGATCGTACGCTCGACGCGTCCTCGCTTGACATGCGCCGTACGGTGGCGGCCACCGGGTTATTGCCCGTGTCCTCGGAGTAGAGACGAGTTATAATGTCGCTGCCTTTGACTTGGTAAACAATGCGTTTTGGGCTGATACCCCCTGCCGCCGTATCAACATGTCTGGCAGGGGGCACGAACCCGCGCACCTCAATGGCTAAGGCCGCCGTAGGCTGGCGGCGCAATAGCGCCGCTGCCGCCTCGCGGAGTGGCGTTGTGTCTGGCAGCCAAAACCCAACCGGCCCCACTCGCAGATCTCCGCTCAAAACTCGAAAGTCCAACCATACCCAAGGCTCTTTTGCTTTCGATCTGGGGGGGCGTGGAATTTGGAAAACATATGTTTTCCAATTTGAATCCAGGCGTACAGTACCCAAAATCGCAGCGTAGTCTGGCCATGTCGACAGGTGCCCAGATTGGGTGCTCAGGATCCACTCCACGTAGTAGTGCAAAATAGCGCCAGTCGGCGAATTGAGCTTCGCGGTTACCCGGAGCGGCAGTTTTTTATTTGGGAAATGCACTTTTGCTAACCATATTGACGGTTGACTCGTGTCCTCGGTAGCCGACACATTTCCGTCCAGCGGCCCGCTTGGGTTATCCATATTGATAACGCTGTCGGCCTCGACGACATTAGGCTGCACCTCCACCCAGGGCAGTTCCCCGGTATAGCGCGTGCGCTTTTCCCGCTTCAGCCAACTATGTTGGTCATTTTCCACGGCCTCCGCAATGAGACCCTTAAGGGCGGTGTACGGCTTGTTAAGTTCGCTGCCCTTTAATGTTCCACCAATGGCGTGCAACTCTGCTGTAGCAACACCACGCGAGCAAGCGTCCACGGCGTTTATGGCTACCGGTATTTTTTGGGCCGGCAAGTTGCGTGCGTCAAATATATCACTATGCGGGATTTCTTTATCGCCCTCAGCATTCCATGTTTGTGGACAATTCGCGCCACGCCAGGCAGTAGTGACGTAGCCCTCAAATACAAGTGACCCGTGGATATACAGGGCTACTCTGCTGTAGGGATTGAGTCCCAAGTCGCCAGCTTGCCATGAGAGAGATTTTGCTCTTCCGGACCCGATTTCAACACTCAACTCATCTTTAGGTCGCTGTGGCCCCTCAGTTATCGGGGCATCCGGTATGCCAATCCCTCTTCCTATCAAAACCCACATCATGCGCTCGCCACCGCGTTCAAATCAGCGAGTATGGAGTCGCCCCGCACCACCACCACCACGTTGGCATTGGCGAAGCGTTGAGTAGCCTCGTCAAACCGGCGGATCGCCGACACGAAGCGATCTACCCACAAAGGCGCCCGCACCACTGCAGTGGTGGTGACCGTCATCTCTACTTCTCGCGCCATTTGGCCGATACCTGCGTCATCTGGTGGTTTCAGCTGATCCAGCGCCCCCTTTAGGGGCTTGAGTGCTTCAGCAAGATTTTTGGTGAGCTCGGGGATCTGGTCCGCCAAGTTCTGGATGTACTGCTTGGCGGCATCCCAGTTGCCCTCACTGATGGCTTTAGAGATGTTTGTCAACATTTCGCTGAGGGCCCCTTTGATGAGGGCGCCCTGGATCACCGCCTCGATCACGGCCTCCTCGATCGCCGAGCGTAGGCCGGCTTTTAGCTGCTCCTGCCAGTCCTCGGCACCCTCGAGGAACGCCCGCATCGCGTTTTTGAGGCCACCCAGCACGCCGACGCCGCTCTCCAGGGTCTGAGCGATCTTGAGTCCAAGCTGGTCGATCTCGACCTTGTAGCGATCGACCTGAATCAACCCGAAGAGGTACTTTTCCTTGTATTTTTCGATCTTCGCATAGGCCCGCTGGTGGATCAGCACCATCTGCTCGCCGAGCTTTTCGTAGGCCTCCTTAGCCCGGTTCAGGCTCTCGATAGTGGCCTGCCAGGTGAGCTTGTAAAGCCCCTGCGCGATGGTGCCAAAGAAGTTGAAGACCTTGCTCAACAAGTTGCCCACTACCGGAATGGCCTTAGCCAGGTCGGCAACTCCCCCGTAGAGCTCTCGTATTGCCTTGCCAGTGTCCTTGCCAAACTTGCTCACTGAGGAAAGGATGCGGTCGAGGCCAGAGTAGGCGGTCTGAATCTTGTCCAGGGCGTCGCTGAGTTTGTCGATTTCCTCTTTGGCCTTGTCCGTTTTTTTGGGCAATTTGTTCAGCAAGTTTATGACAAGTTCAAGGGCCTCCGCATAAGCCTGCCACTCGGGGGTGCCCTCTTTGGTCTGGTCGAGGAGCTCCCGGAGGCCGTCGCGCATGGCCTCGAGGGAGGCCCGGTAGTCTTTGACCCCGATTTTGCCGAGCTTGAACTTGGTCTGCAGGACCTCGAGCTCTCCGCCCACCGCCTTGACCGCCGGGGGCAGGTCACCGAACGCCGCCCGCAGCAAGGCGATCTCTTCCTTGGTTAACTCTCCATCCCGCCAGAAGTAGCGCATGGCCTCGGTGGCGTCGGCAAAACTCCGGCGAACGGCCGCTCGCCTCCCAGCCCTCGCCGAAGCGGAGTTCAGCGATGCGCTCGGCCTCCGCCTGCAGGCGCTGGGCCCACTCGACGGCTTCCTGGTATTGCTTAGCCAGGTACTCGGCCATCTCCGCCTGGGCTCGGCGACGATCCTGCTCCGCTCGCGTAGGCTTGGAAGCGCCTTGATTAATGGCAATTGCCGCGTCAACGCCGGCAAACGGGTCCTCACCCCAAAGCCCCTTGAACTGGTCGAACAGGGCTTCGCGGTTCCAAGCGCGACGGATGGCATCGCGCTGGGCCCGCCTCAACCCCTCGAAGAAAGCCTCGGCGGTAGCGGCACCGGCGTCGACGGCCTCCGCCCGCAGGATGTTCCGCTCGGCGCGGATCTGGCGCCTGAGCTCCTGCAGCTGCCGGGCGGTCTTTTTGCGCAGCAGCTCCGCGGCTCCGATTCCGCTGGCGGTGGGAGGTTCACCGCGCGGCGAAACAATGGGGGTGTAGGCGTGCCCGCCGATGGCCTCGCGCGGCGCCGCTTTCCCAAGAAGGTCAAGCTGGCGCTGGATCGCCTCGTTCAGCGCCATGACCTTTTCGGCAGCTTCCTCTGCTTTGTTTCCCACCTCCTCGGCTTCGACGCCGGTCTTCTTCAGCCCTTCGGCGGCGTCGGTGCTGGCGGTGGCGGTGGTTTGGAGGGTGGTGTTGAAGATGCCCAGTTTATCGCCGGCTTTCCCAGCTACACCAAGGAACTCATTTACCGTTTCCTTGGTTCCTTCGAGCAATTTTTTGAAGTCGAACGTAGCCGGCGAGACTTTGCCGGTGATGGCATCAGCAAGCTTCTTCCAACCCTCGGAGAGAGCGGAGTAGATCTGATCGTAAACTCCTTGGTCTTTTTCGAACTCAGCAACGATCTCGTTCCATGCGCGGCTAAGCTCGCCCCGCGCTTCCCGCATGGCCTTCGCCATCGCGGTGACTGGGTTTGCCTTCGCCGCTGCCTCCGCCGCTCCAGAGAAATCGCCAGCAAACAGGCGGCGCATAGCCTCAGCTGCGCTGTCAATGGCCTCCCGCAAGCCATTAAATGGGGCAACGAATATGCGCCCAAGCGCCGCGAATAGCTGCGGCGCGTGCTTGAATGAGTCGTATAAATCTAGGGCCGCTAGCATGAGGCCCTCAAAAACCGCCTTACCGATCTGCCATAGGCCTGAGAGACCTTGCGCGAAACGGTTAATGACCCTGATCACGTCGTCGAACTTGACCCCGAGCAGCTTGAGCACAGATACGGCGGCCGCGCCGATTAAGAGCCACGGGGAAAGGTTGCGGATAAAGAGCGCGACGCCACGGGCGGCTTGAATCAGCGATGGGACAAGAGCCCCTGCAATCGCTCCCGCCAGGATTTCAATGCCGTTACGGTACTTCTGCAGTAGGGCGGGCAACGCCTGAAGCTTTCGGACAAATTCTGTGGATATCTCAAGCACCCGGGTGTAGGCGGGCAGAACGGCGTTGCCCAGGGTCAAACGGAACTCGGTGAGCGCCTTATTGAAGGCATTTTGCTTGCCCGTCAAGCCGCCGAGGAGGGTGTCAAGATCGGCAACCTCCTCCTTGGTAGCCCGCTGCACCAGGAGCACCGCCGCCCGAGCCCGCTCCTCCTTGGTCAGCGCGTCCACGGTCTTGCCGAGCGTCTTGGCGTACTCGCGGTAGGCGACGTCGAGGTTTTCGGCGATGCCGGCGTAGTTGAGGTAAACGGACATCTGGTTCACGATGGCGTTGGTCACCGCATCAATGCCGGTCATCACGTCCTTGCCTGCGGCAAGGGCCGAAGCGGCGGCGCCCTCAAAGAGGATGGAAATCTCCTTCATTGAGAGCCCCTGCCGCAACAGCTGAGTGGCGTAATCGGCGAGTTTCTGCGGCAGTACGCCGAGCCGGTCGGCGATCCTCTCAAGCTCACGCTGACCGGCTTGCACGTCCCGCCCCATGCGTTCCAGTTGGCGTTGGAAGAGGCGTAAGCCTACCTGAGCGCGGTAAGCCTCTTCGGCAAAGGACTTCAGCGCAATAGCGGCGCCAGTACCGCCAGCGGCCAGCGCCACGGCAAGGGCCCGGCTTGCCGGCGCCGCCCGCTCGAGCTCGGCGTTGAGCCGGGCGGCGGCGGCCTTGGCCTGTTTCAGCGAGCCCTCGAGGCCCTTGATGGCCTGCCGGGCCTGCTTCAGGCCACGGGTCGCCTCGTCCCGCAGCCGGAGGACCAGTTCAAGCGTGTTGCTGGGCACGTTTCGCCTCTAACTCCGCTTTTTGGCGGGCTTTTTCCATCTGCAGCGCCTCGTAAGCGCTGCCCTCCTCGAAGATCCGCAAAAGAAACTCGAACTCACCCAGCGGCAGGTTCAGGAGCGCGATCGGGTTCGTCCCGTACGCCTTCGCTACCTGGTGGAGAGCTCTCAGCCACCGGACGAAAGGAGTCCTTGTCTTGGGCGACCTCCTCCGCCCGGATCTCGCCGGAGACCTCGCGAATCCTGCGCTCGAGCTCGGCGAGGACCTCCGGCCCGTAGGTGTCCCGGATGAAGGCCTTGAACTCCTCGACCGGGGTCTTGTCCTCGCACTTGCCTTCGATAGCCTCGTGCGAGAAGCAGAGCGGGATGTTAGCGATGCCGAAGACGAAGTAGGCCTCCTCAAGACGGGCGGCCAGGACCGCCGCCTGCGGTAGGTCGGCGGGGTCGAGGACCTCCGCCCCCTCGCCGCCGGTGCCGGAGGCCAGGAACCTGCCCACAGCGTCGGGGGCAACGCCGAGGCGCGGGATCACCTCGATCGCCTTGACCGGGCGGAGAGTGAGTTCTTCCCCGTCCGGCAACTTGAAGATCAGTTTCTGGGCCTCGTACTCCTTCAGCTTCTCAGCTAGCCCCATAGCGGCCCTCCTCAGTAGCTGGCGGTGGTGTTGACCAGCACCACGTCCACGAAGTCGCCGGAGCTCGGGTCAAGCTCGGCGGCGACGGTGAAAGTCGCGGTCAGCCGCCCGCTCGCGGGAATCGGCTGGCTGTGGGCGGCGATAACGCCGCGGTGGATGGTGATGGTCAGGCTCTTGCCGCCCTTGGACCAGATCAGGTCGTAGCGCTGGGCCTGGTCGTTGATGAAATCGTTGTAGATATCGGCGTCGTTGAACTCGACGGTGAACTGAACCTCAACGGTGACCACGCCCAGGTCCACGGCGGCGATCTCGTCGTCACCCGCGGCGTTGGCGGGCTCGAGGTTGTTGTTGATGGTGAGCTCGAGGGACTCGACCCGTACCGGGATGTCCGAGCCCGCCCGCTTGACGGTGAGGTCGCGGAAGCCGAAGACCGCGTCGGTGGGGTAGGTCGGCGTCGCCTCGCTGACGCCGTCCTGGTGGCTCTTGAAGAGCCAGTCGAGGTTCAGCTTCAGGTAGTCGTCGGCGGGCTGGGAGAAGGTGACCTGGGAGAGCTGCCCGCCGGTGAGGCGGCGGGTCACGCCGTCGGCGGTCCACTGCAGCGAGTAGGGCGGCCGGGCGTAGTCCTTATGCACCGGTGGGTTATCGACCCGCCAGCGGTGGGTGTAGGTGCCCGAGCCGCTCGTCGAGGGCTCGCCGAGGAGCGCCCGCAGGATGTGGCCGATGGCGTCGGTGTAGCCGGGCACGCCACCCATGCCGCCGCGGATGCTCTTCCGCCCAGCCTCGCTCCTCAGCTGGGCCACGGTGGCGTGCGGCCCCTCGATCCGCATGCGGGCGATCTCGATGTTGACGTCCTTGCTCGCGGGCAGGAAGACCGAGGGGGGCACGCCGCTGCCCCAGGTGGACTCCTTACCAAGCCCGATGTGGGCGAGTTGCGCCGGTCCGCTCACTTCTTACCTCCTTTGCCCTTCTTCTTGGGCTCCTCGACGGGCTCGAAGGCCCCGGTTTCGAGGAGCCGCTTGCCTTCCTCCCGGTCCACACCTCAAGCACCTGCCCCGGGCGGAGGCCCGGGGCGAAGGCTTTGGCGTCCTTGTTGGGGGTGTATTTAAGCTTCAAAGATCACCTCCACGACCGTGATCCAAGCCCAGAACCACTGGCCCTCCCTGGGCTCGAGGGTCGCCCGGGCGCTGGCCACGTGGGCGTAGTCCACCAGCCCGCCCAAGGTGTAGTCGGCGCGCACCGCATCGCGGAAGGCCCAGAAGAGCTCCCTGAGTTCCTCCTTCTCGCGGTCCACCTCCTTGGCGTAGGTGCGGTAGAAGATCACCGCGAGGCGTAGCGTGACGAGGTCGCGGGCCCCGGCGGTGGCGGAGATCCCCTCGAAGTCGAGGCCGACGTCGCCGATTTCGACGAACGGGGTCTCCCGGATGGGGCCGCCCTCGCCAGTCCGCCCGCCCCTGGCCTGGATGGTGCGGCCGTCCTGCGTGGTGGCCGTGACCGCGAGCGCCTTGTCGAGCAGAGCGCGGGCCGCTTGTTCAATCGGGGAAGCCATAGTGCCGCTCCAGGATCCGCTCGATCTCCTTCATCCACTCGCCGGGCAGGTGAACGCCGTGCTCGTCCAGCGGGAGCATCGGCCGCTTGGGAAGGCCGCGGCGGGTGCCGTACTGGTGGAAGAGCGCGTACTCGACGTTGGTGCCGACCACCACCGCGTCGCGCCCGAGCAAGCGCCAGGCGAAGGACTGGCGGAGCCGCCCGGTGTCCTCGAGGATCCGACTCGACCGCTTCTTCTCGATCGTCTCCGGCGAGAGGGGCTTCCAGGGACGGCCCCAGGGGTCGCTCTGGTGCTCGAACCCCTCGAGCACCCTGCGGTGGATGGCCATGCCGATCTCCTCGAGCACGCCCCGGGGGTCCACCTCGGCCACCTTTCGCAGGGTGGCCAGCACCACGCCGATGCCCCTGACCTCTACGTCCACGACGGCCTCCGGTAGGGCTCGAGCATCTTGCGCACGTCGGGCGAGAGGTAGCTCCGGTGGTAGCCGGTCCAGGAGCCGTCCGGGCTGCCCAGGCGGGCGACGCCGGCGTCGGGGCGGGCGTAGATGCTGGCGGCGGCCATGAGCACCGCCTGCTTCACCTGGGCGGGCAGGTTCACCGAGGTCCAGCCGGCGGTGAACTGGAGCTCGAGCTCCGCCCCTTCCGGCAGGGACTCGTAGCGGGCCACCGCCCAGAACGACGTCTGCAGCTCGGCGGTGATCTCCTCGCCGTCGAGCAGCGCCTTGGAAAGGGCTGTTAGGGGCCCGTCGCGGACCTCGACCAGGGTCTTCGCCCGCGGCAGGCGGTGGACCTCGGTCACCGCGCGCTCGGCGAGCGTAGGGGCCCCAATGTAGGCCGCCACCGCCGCCTCGGCAGCCTCGAGGGCCGCCTGCAGGCCGGCGTCGGTCGCGCCGTCCTCACGCAGGTAGGCGCGCAAGTCCGCGACGGGCACCAGGCTCACCGCTTAGCCGCCTCCTTCTGCTGGGTGGTCTTCTTCTTTGGCTCCTTCACCGGGTCGAACCACCCGGGGTTGCGCTCGACCACCTCGTCGGGAACCTCCGCCACCTGCCCCGGGCGGAGGAAGACCTCGCGGTCACCGACGCGGTAGGCCACGTGCTTAAGCGCCTTCACCTTCACGGTTCACCTCCTTAGAGCTCGGGGATGTTGCTGGCGAGCACCACCGCGTCGGCGTTGGCGAACTCGTAGTCGTTGCGGGCGGTGATGGTGTACTCCACCACCCGCTTCCGCGGCTGCCACTGGGCGTCGATGGTGATGTCGCGTTGGATGCCGAAGACCAGGTTGTCGGGGATGGTGAGGATCGCCCGGCGGCTGAGGTTGCCCTCCTTGCGGAGGTAGGGGTCGGCCACCACCTTGTAACCGAAGTAGCGCAGGGTGGGGACCCCCTGCACCATCACGGTGTCGCCCAGGTTGGTGCCGCGGTTCGCGAGCTCGTTGGCGTAGGCGTCGGCGGTCTCCGGGGGCACGAAGAAGACGAGCTCAAGCCCGCGGTACTTGTCGGGCAGGAGCTTGAGCATGGCCTTGAAGATGTCGGAGACCTTCGTCGCCGAAGCCGCGTCGTAACCGTGGGCGGCGGGGTCGCTCCCGGCGATCTTGAGCCAGCCGTTGTTGGTGCGCAGGAAGTTGTGATCCGCCTGGGTGAGCCCGGTGGTGTCGTCGAGGCCGTCCCCGTTGCTGTCGGTGATGGTGGCCGCCAGGCCCTCGTCGCCCTTCCAGCCCAGGTCGGCCAGGTCGTTGCCGAATTGGGTGGCCAGCAGGCGGGCGATGTGGTTCTCGGCCCCGCGCCGCTCGATGTTGTCCTCGAGGAAGGTCAGCGTGATGTCCTCGGCCCAGATCACCTCGACGGTGGAGAGCTCCCGCCGCTTGGCGCTGACGGCGTCGGCCAGGCTGGGGGCGGTGCCCTCGGTGGCCTTGCGCAGCTTGCGCGCGCTGACGGCGAGCTCCTCGATGAGGGCCTGCGGGGCGGTCATGCGCCGCACCCGGGCCATCGAGAGGGCGACCTGCTCCTTGACCACGAAGTCGATGAAGGCGTCGGCCTGCTCGGGGTTGAGCTTGCCGGCGCTGGCGATCACCGAGCTGTCGATGGCCCGCTTGATGGCGGTGTCCTCGGGGATCACCCGGGCGGCGGCCGCGAGCAGGGCGGTGTCCACGTCCACCCGCTTCTGCTCGGGCTTGCCGACCACCCCGACCTCGATGAGGCGGGTCTTCTCCTCGAGCTCGGCGAGCCGGGCCTCGAGGTCCGCGACCTTGGTGTCGTCCGGCTTTACGCCGGCGGCCTCAAGCTTGGAGAGCTTCTGCCGAATCTCCTTGATCTCCCCCACCACGGGGGCGATCGCCTGTTCCAGTTCTTTGACGATCCCGTCCATGTTCAAACCTCCTTGAGCAGTTGCTCGATTCGGCTGCGGAGCACCCCCGCAGCCACCTTGGCCTTGAAGGCCCTTAGCGCCTCGCGGAGCGCTGCCGCTTCGGCCTCGAGGTCTGCCCCTTCCGGGGGAGAGGCCTCGCCGCGCGGCTCCGCGTCGGCCACCAGATCAGGGAAGAGGGCCCGGAGCTCCTCCGCTGTGTAGCGCTTGAACTCCGGGGGCTCCTTGTCGAACTGGCGGTAGTGACGCGCCAGATGGTTGTAGACCTTGCGCCGGTCCTCGTCGGGGATGTCGACGCCGCCCCGGGCGCCGAAGAGGGCGGCCATCGCCGCCCGCACGCCGTTCCAGACCACGGCGCCGTCCTCAGGGCGGTGGTGCGGCAGTTTTAGGTCGGAGAAGCGCTCTGGCGGAAGCTTGGGCGCCCAGGCGTAGTGGCCGGCGATGCGCCGCTTCTCCCGCTCGGTGAGCTCGTCCCAGGATTTCTCAGTGAAGTCCTCGAGGTTCGGCTTCTTCCAGGGGGTGTCCTCGGAGGCGAGCTTCTCGCTCACGTCCCGGGGCACCACCCCGCGGGTGAGAGCGGTGGCGATGTCGCGGGCCAGGGCCACCGCCTCGGGGTTCGACGGCACCGGCACCAGGCTGACCTCGAGGAGCTCCACCTCGTCGTAGACCACGCGGACCTCCTCGGCCCCGCCCTCGCCGGGGACGCGCTCCTCGTGCCAGCGAAGCGGCAGGAAGCCGATGGAGACCGCGTTCAAAAACCCCGCCTTCACCAGGCGGAAGGCCATCTCGGCCCTTGGGTTGACCTCGGCGGGGGCAAACTCGACGTCGACGTCGAAGGCCTCGGGCGACTTCTCCCAGGCCACCACCCGCCCGATCACCGATTCGGGGTCGGGCGGCACCAGGCCGCCGTAACCGTCGTGGCCCCAAAGGAAGACCGGGTTCTTGGCGAACTTCTCGGCGCGGATCCCCTCGGGGCGCACGATGGTGCCGTGGCGGTCCACCGCCGGCGTCGAGGCCCTGAAACGAACCACGCGCCCTTCGTCGGGCGCGCGGAGCAGGGCACCTCTGAGCTCGAGCTTTTCAGTCATTTTTCACCACCTCGAAGACCTCCGTGCAGCGGCAGTTGATCACCTCGCGGGCCGGCCCGCTCGGGTCGCCCGGATGGGCCAAGTAGACACCGCCCACCTGATAAGGCTCGTGCAACCCGACGGTCTGCCCGTGGGCGGCGGCGTGGGTGGGCCTGACCCGCTGGTCCAGGATCGCGCTCCAACGGCGGCGGATCTCGAGGCCATACCGGCGGGCCGCCTCGCGAGCATGTTCCCACTTGCCCCGGTTCACCGCCTGGGCGGTCTCGGTGCGGGCGATAGTCTCCGCCCTAGCCCCCTTGAAGCCGTCGTAGAGCTCGGCCAGGGCTTTGGCCAGGCTGTCGTTGCTCCAGCCCTCAAGCAGGGCCTGGCTGACGAGCTCCTGGATCCTCTTCCGGGTCGTCTCCTGGATCAGCGAGACGTTGAGCGCCGCGTGCCGGGCGGCGTACTCGACGGCAAGCGGCTCGTACACCGACCAGGCCAGCTCCGAAGCGAGATCGGCGGCAACTAGGCCCCAGCCCACCTCAAGCGCCCTCCGCCAGATCTCGGCGAGGGTCTTCTCCCAGTCCTCACGGGTCTCATCCAGGGGGTCGTCGTACCAGGCCCGGGCCTCGAGGCCGCGGGTCTCCGCCAGCTCGCGGAAGGCCTTGAGCACGAGCTTTTGTTCCTTGGAAAAGAGCGCGCGGATGCGGCTTTTGGCCTCGCGCTCAAGCGGGTCCTGCTTGGCCAGAAAGCGGAGGGCGACGAGCTCGAGGTCGCGGTCGTCGCTGGCCGCCCGGGCCTGGGGCCTGGAAGCGCCCTTGAGCTCGGTCGGCGTCAACGATGCCGGCAACAGCACGCGGTCGCCGCCGGGCAGGGGGTCGAGCCCTGCGGCCTCGCGGTACTCGTTCACCGTCACCGCCCCGCTCTTCAGGCCGGTGGAGAGCCACTGGAGCTCGAGCTCGGGGTCCTCCTCGACCGGGTCCTCGAACTCGAAGTAGTACTGCCGGGCCTGGGCACCAATCAGGCGGGGCAGGACGTAGACGTTGATCGCCTCCTCGAGGCGGCGGAGCCTGGGCCTCAGCGCGTTGGCCCGGTAGGTGCGGTCGTTGGCCTCGGCGTTGGCCCGGTTCACGTCCTCGACGAGGCCGAGCTTGCTCGCGGGCACGCGGTAGATGCCCAGGATCTGGTCGCGGGTGAAACGGCCGACCTCGAGGAACTTGATGTCCGAAAGCGGAATCGCGATCGGCTGGAACTTCGCGCCCTTACCGAGCACCGCGATCCCGTCCCGGCGGCGGTAGTAGCGGTCCTTCCAGCGCTCCTGGAGAAGCAGGGCCTCTTCCTCGGTGAGGTCGTGCTCGACGGAGAGCACGCCCGCGGGGATACCCGCATCGTTGCGCATCAGGGTGGCGCCGTAGGCCCGCAGGTAGAGGTCGAAGTGGTAGGTGGCGGCGAAGGCCTCGACCGGGCTAGCGCCGCGCCAGGGGTCCAGCGGGTGCGGGTAGCGGAACCAGATCAGGTCGTCGCGTGGGATCTGCCGCACGTCGCCCCAGCCGGGCACCTGCACCCGCCAGCTAGCCAGACGCCCGTCCTCGATGACGGGCTCGTGCACCCAGTGCGGGGCCACGAACTGCGCCCCCACCACGCGGCCCGCGCGGTCGGTCACCAAGTGCCAGAAGGCCTCGCCGGAGAGGTCGAGGGAGAGCTGGGTGAGCTCGAGCAGATCGCCGAAGGTGTGGATCGGCGAGGGACGGGCAAGCAGGCGGAGTGCAGGGTGGTCTTCCTCGGCTTTCCAATCGTCGCGGTTTTTCCCGACCTTGCGCCAAAAATGGTACTCGGCCGCCCGCACATCCTGGGCGATCAGCGAGGCGGCGGCATAGACCCAACCGGCGTAAGCCGCGAGCTGCTCCTCCTTGTCTTTGATCGGGAAGGCGTCGGGCTCGGTGCCGGGGATCAGCAGACCGCCGCTGATGGACGGGCGGGGATCGGGGAGCGGCGCCCCCCGGCGGAATGCGCCCAGCAGCTTGCCAAGAAAGCTCACAGGAACACGCTCCTCTTTTGCTCCATGCGGCTCACGGCGAGGGCCAGGGCGTCTGCCAAGTCAGGCGAGCGGCCGAGCCGTTTCTTGATCTGATCCTTGGCCTCGACCTTGATACGCCCCTGGGTGTCGAAGGTGTAGGTGGGAGCCACCAGCTCGGCCTCGAGCTCGGGTATCGGCGGGATCGCACCGCCCTCGGCGAGCCAGTCGCGCAGGGAAAACCAGAGCTGATCCCGAAGCTTTGCGTAGCCCTCGGCCTGCGCCCGTTCGGCGACGTTCACCGCAACCACCCGCACCTCGCCCGAGCGCTTCAGGAGGTCCGCCACGCCGGCGCCGATCCCGATCTCGTCTACCTTCACCACCGGCTTCTCGCCCGGCCTGGCCAGGGCGCGGGCGGTCTCGAGAACCTTCCCCGCCACCTCGACCACGTCCATGCTGCGAAGCACCACCGGCTTGAGGGCCTTCCGGCCCCGGCGGGGGAAGATCACCGAGCGGTCGTCGCCGTAGCGGGCCACGTCCACCCCGAGCTCGAGTTCCCCGTCCTCCGGGGTCTCAGGCCACCGCTTGGCAGCCGCCTCGACGAGCTCGAGGCCGATCACCGCGTTCTCCGCCTGGCGCGGGAACTCGCCGAGCACCCGCACCTGGTAGATGGGGCTCTCTTCGCCACCCCACTGGGCCCTGGCCCGCTCCACCCACTCGGGCGTCGCCAGGCCGGGGATGCAAGGCTCGGCCCCGGTGATGCAGGGGCTCTCGAGGCTCGAGATGTGCGCCGTGGCCCAGAGGTCGCGCTTTTGGTGGAAGGCCTCGTAGAAGGTGCCGGAGGTGCGCGTCGGGTTCCCTAGGAGCAGCACCTTGCCCCCACCGGCCAGGTTGCCGAAGACCGCCTCAAAGAGCTCCTCGGGGTAGCCGGCGGCCTCGTCCACGATGAAGAAGAGGTTCGGGCTCGAAAGGCCCGCAATGCGCTCGGCCTCGTTGGTGGTGAGCCCCAGCACCTCACGCCCGTCCTCGTACTTGAGCCCCGAGCGGTGGTCGTCGTAGAGCTTGCCCCCAAGCGGGACGGCAGCCTGACGGTAGAGCCGCCTTAGCTCGGGCCAGAGGATGTTCTTGACCTGGTGGTCGGCCGGGGCCGTCAGCACCACGCGCCCCCTCGAACGGGTAAGCACCCACCAGAGCGCGAGGATGGCCGCGCTGGTGGACTTGCCCACCTTGTGGCCCGAGCGCACCGCCACCCAGGGATGGCGGGCCACGAGCTCGAGCACCTCGGCCTGGCGGCTCCAGGGGCGGACCCGGAGGACCTCGCGGGCGAAGGCCACCGGGTCATTCCGCCACCTCGCCAGCAGCTTCCTCGCTGAGGACAAGACCGAAGAGCTCGCCGAGGCCGGTGAAGCTCCCCTCAACGTTCACCTTCTTCCCTTCGAGGATCTCGTGCTTTACCCGCATCGCCTCGCGGGCCTCGCGGAGCGACGCCGCCCAGATGTCCGCCTTGGCCTTCGACACCCGGGCCTCGGGGTCCTTGACCAGCGGCGTGAGGGAGCGGGCGACCTCGAGGCCGAGCCGGGCAATCTCGTCGAGGGTGGCGATCTCGTCGAGGGTCTTCTCGACCGCCTCCTCGAACTTGGGGCGGACGGCCTCGAGGCGGGCCTTCGCCTCTTCGGTGACGTTCAGGTGGGCGGTGCGGTGGCGGTGCAGCGAGGCCGTGCTGATGGCCTCGCCGTAGGTCTCCTTGAGCCACCGGGACAGACGGCGAAGCGACCAGCCCTCGAGCAGGCGGGCGTCGATCTCCTCCCGGTGCGGGCTGTTGCAGACCCGGCACTTGGCGCTGTAGCCGAGCATGTTTCGGAGTTCCGGAACGGCGGTACGGGTGTTTCGGTGGTCGCGGGGGCGGGAGTCGAACCCGCTACCTCCGGGTCATGAGCTCGGCGAGCTACCGTTGCTCCACCCCGCTCCAAAAAGCAAAACCCCCGCCACCGGGCAGGGGTTTGCCTATCCTAGCGAAATCTTACCAAAAACCGGGGGATGGCTCAATAAACGCGGATCCCCCGGCGATGCAGTATCGTGCGCGACACCCCAGCCACGCGGGCGAAAAACGCGATCTGGTCGTCGATGTAGGCAAGCAGGGCCTCATTGCCCGCAAATCCATCGGCCAAGGTGCGGGCCGCTCTGACGTTCCTGAGCTCGCGCCTGCTGACGTCATAGGCATCGCGCAGGCGTTTGTCGTCGAAAAGGTCGAGCAGGACCTCGAGGCCATACGCCTCCGGTAGATCGCGGGACAACTCGCGGGGGCCCAACCTGTCACCAACCAGGATCTGCTGGCGCACCACATGCGCGGGGCGAAGCAGATCCAGAATGTTCTGTCGCCGCTGCCCCCGGATGCTGGTCGGGATCAGCTCGCGGATCGGCACCGTGGTGCGCTCATGCCAGATCAACACCTCGGCGAGGGCGCTATCAATCGCCGCCTCTACCCTTGCGCTCAAATCATCCCGATCTCCCGCCATGCCTCTTCCCCCCTTTCTTCCCGAGGCCGCGCCAGGTATGCACTTACCGCGTCCACTATGGCATAGCGCTGGGCCAGGTCCAGCCCCTTGACGCGCTCCAAAAACCCCTCGCAGTCCTCGATGAGCGCCTGCTCGCACAGGCGCTCATCGACTACGGCTTCCTCGACCGTGGCCGGAACCAGGTAGATCAGCTCCGGCGACTCCACGCTCGCCATCGAGTCGAGCGCGTAGGCCAGAGCCTCGAGCTCGCGGGGCGAAAAGAGCCCGCGCATCGAACGCCTGGCGCGCTCGAGCAGGGCGTAGTAGCGACCGAGGTCGCGGCGGGCGACCTCGGTCGGGGACATCTGGACAGCGCGGCGCGCGATGTCCGCGCCGGGGCGTATGGATGGGCTGAGCCTGGTGGATACCTGGATGCTGCTCTCCATCGGCATGCTCTACCTCCTCCGTCTCTATACTAGCACCGCGCTATATATATGGGTAGGGCTTGACATGGTGCTAGCACCATGCTACACTACAGGCGAGGAGGTAGGAGATGAAAAAGCTCATCGAAAATATGAATCCGATCGAGGCAGTACGGCAGATGCTCGGCGACCTGGCTACGGAGGAGGACGCAGAACGGGTGTATGAGGCGTTGCAGGAGCGTGGGATCACCATTGCCAAGGCGGCCGACATGGACTCCGCGGAGTGGCTGGAGTTGGTCGAAAAGGCCTTAGAGAGGGCATAAAAGGCTAAGACACACACTCACGGGGCCACCTGGCCCGCCCCTACTCGTATCTGCGCACCTCGGGGTACGTATCAGCAAAACACTCGTAAAGCTCAGGCCACCCCCGCCGCAGGAGCGCTGCCTGGCCAGCACGGAGTGCCCTGGTGTTCGCAAGCGGCCCCACCCGTTGCTCCCGCCAGGGCACACCGATCTCCGCCATGCGGTCATAGGCGCGGTTGTAGTCCAAGCCGTTGCCCACGATGTACGCCCACACGTCGCGCACGCTCCAGCGCGCAATCGGATAGGCCATCCAGATCCGCCGCGTGCGCGAGAAGAACAGCTGACCGTACTTGCGGACGTGCATTTTGCGGTAACTGTTCTCGTCCATGCGAAGACCAAAAGCAAGCCCGTCGTACCCCATCCGGCGCACAAAATCCGGGATATTACCTTCAAACACGTAGTCCGTCGGCGGCTCTCCGTCTACCCATGAACGGAAGAACTCTGCGTGCTTCTGATCCCTGAACGCAAACGTAATGAGGCCTTTCACCCGGGACAGGTATTCCTCAGTCTCCGGTAAAAGCCATTCGTCATGACCAAAAAGCGCTGGGGCTTCGGGGCACGCCTGACGCACTAAGTGCAAAACCACCGTTGAATCCTTGCCACCAGAGAAGGCGACCGCCGGGTGAGAAGCGGTCTCGCAGAATCGCTCAACCCCCCGGCGGGCCTCGTCCACCCTACGGCGGAAGGCCGCGGTCCTGTAGTGCGCGGCGAACGCCGCCTTATCCAGGGCACGCATGAGCTCTAGACCGGGGCACGTAGCCGGGCGAGTGCCACGGCAGGTACCAGTAGGGCGGAGCCCAGGCCACTACAGGCTGGTATTCGTGCCCGCTGGGATGCGCGCCCATTTCGGCTGGGAGGTTCCGAAGCGGAAATATGTAGGTGTTCGCAAGAAAGTCGACGTCGTCCGCTTCCGGCTTCACCTCTTCGACCTCCCATCGATCGACGCGTCCGTACCCTCTGGACGTGTTGGAGCCGATGTGGGTAACCCCTTTGAGCACTTCCCGCAAGGCCTCCGGGATCGCCAGAGCATAGGTGCACACCCGAGGCGTCAAAACCGCTTCGACCGGCACGCGGTTATCCTTCCACCGGCCGACGGAGCGGTTAGCATTTTTGCGCTGGGACCACTCCGCCTCCGCCTCTTTGTAACGGCGATGGCGGTAGCGCTTGTCTCGTATCCACCGCCCTGGTGCTGGGGCCAAATCCCCCACACCCCAAAGCACCCGCTGGCCATCCGTCCACAGCGCCGCCGCCGGGATGGGAATCACCCTGGGGCGATCCACCTCGATTTTGTCGCTGTAGGCGTCTGCCACCGCCCAAGCAAGTATCGAGTCAAGGTGCACGCGAATACCAGCGCTTGGAACGTAAGGTTCGAGCATGTGGGCGATCACCCGTACAAGACGAACGGGCTGCTTTGCCCACGTTTTCCACAGCTCATAAAAAAACGAGCCGGGAAAAGCCTCCTCACGAAGCTCGGTTACACGCCCAATGCGTGCCGGCTCATCCTCGGCCCAGTCCGTGTAACCGAAATCGCCTACGGGCTGCATACCACCTGCCCCGTTCCCAGCGTGCCGTCCAACAAACCGGCCTTCATGGCCTCCGCATGCCCATCGACGTGCTCGAGGTATGCATCGGGCTTGGGCAGGCTGGCGTTACGAATCTCCATCCGCCCCCGCCCCTGACGCGCCTGGCCGCCGAAATAGCCGTCCCAGTGTTCCAGGGCAACAGCCACCGCCGCCTCTGCCGCCGGGGAAGTCGCGGCCTCAAGGGTGATCTCCACGAAAAACCGCGCCCCGGCGGCCAAGACCTCGTACTGGTAAAGCATCTGGTTGCCCTCCGACTCCGTCCCCGTGCCACGGGTGCGCACCTCTTCGGAGAGGAGGTCGAACACCGAAACCCGCTCGGCTTCCTCGGCGAGATGCGGCGCCACATGTTCCAGAACCCAACGGAACTCCCGCGCCACCGGCCAGGCCGCCAGGCGCAACCGGGATCGTGGCAGGATAAAGCTGTCCACCGCGCCCCCAAGAAGCTCGAGGCTGGGATAAAGGTCGCGGATGCGGTGACCGAGCTCGATCTCGTTCGACGGGCTCTTCGCGCCGGCTGCCATGTTCCCGCCCGAGAAGAGCAGGTTGACCACCGCCTGGGGAAGCGTCCCCTTCTCGACCCCGAGGGCCCCCAGCAGATGCAGCGCCAGGGGAACCCGGAACGCCACCGTTCGCAGGGCGTTCTCGCTGATGTCAGGCACCCGCATCGGGACACCGCGAACCAGCATCGTCGAGCGCATGAAGAGCCGGGTGTTGGTGGCGTTGTCCACCCCGGTCAACGTATCCCCGTGAGCCACGGGTTCCACGGCCTCAAGCTCCATCCAGTACCGTTTAGACTTCATCGAAAAGCACCCCCTCGTCCTCCGTAGCGCCTTCTTCCTCCTCCCAGGCCTCCTTCCTAGCCGCCTTGTCCTCGTCGTGCCAGGCCCTAGCCAGCATGACGATACTCGGGGCCTCCTCAGCCAGAACCCGGAGCACGCCGAGCTCGTCTTCGTGCCGGAGCATTGGAAGGATCACCGCATCAGCCTTTTTAGGCGGCGTCGGCCACTGCATCTTGGTGAGCAAGCGCGACCAGAACTCGAAGAGCGTGCGGCTCTGCACCGCCGCAATCCGCACCCGCCCTTCAAGGGCCGCATACCTCCCGGGCCCGGCGAAAAGCCCGATGCCGTCGTAGGCGTTATAGAAGTCCAAGGCCGTTTTGATGAGCTTCACCGCGTGCTTCTCTTGCTCCGTAAGATTTTCCAGCAGTTCCATGTTTCCCTCCTTTCCTAACCCCGGCGACCACCAGCGCCGGGACGAAAACCTCACTTTGCCGAACCTCCGATAAGCGTTTCTCCAGCTCTATCCCCTCCTTTCCCAACCGCCGCATCCGTTTGTAGTTGCGCCACAGGCCGTGGTAGACGTCTGTCTTCGTGAACCCCTGGCGCAGAGCTTCGCCGATCTCCAGGGCCACGCGCTCAAGCTCCGCGAGGTCAAGCTCCACGAAGGTGGACACGTCATACTCCGGTGCGTGCACGTAGAGCCCGAATGCCCTGAGCGTGACCACCCGCGTGCGCGGCCATAGGCGGGGCTTCACGTCAGTGGTCAACACGCCGGCAGCGGGCAGACGGGGGTCCATCCGCGCCACCTCGCGGATAACACGGAGCCACGACGGGCGATCTTCGGTTTCGGATTCAAGCGAGATCACCGGCCAGTAAACCCGCTCCCCCACCACAAGGAAATTCCCCGGCCTGGAACGCCCAAGCCCGTAGAGCCAGGCGCAGGCCGCGCATACGTGGCTGCCGTACTTGAGGTAGTCGGAGTGCTGCGCGAACGTCGGGCTGTTGATCGCCTTCTGCGGGACGCCTGCAGTGATCGGGCGCCCGCAGGTCCCGCAAGGCCCTTCTGCCGGCTCCAGCTCCCACTTCGGTGCTGGCATCCCCGCCGCCCGCCAGAGAAGGCCGGAAACCGTTAAAACTTCAGCTTCTTCGCGAACCATAGAACCGCCTCCCCAACCCGCTTCGCACGGGCATCTCGAAAAAAGCCATCACCATCCAGCAGGCGCCGAAAGCGTGTTTTCCCAAACCGCACCTGATCCAAGAGCACCCGGTACTCCTCCGGCGCCTCCCGAATCACCGCCAGCACCCGCTCGACCGGGATCCACCCGGCCGGGGTGAGCAGGTGCTCGCCGAGGTCGATCCGCCGGCGCCGCGCCCACTCCCCCACCAGGGGGCGGGCCGGGGCCGGGTCGAGGTGCTCGCGGGCGTGCGTCCACACAACCTCCTCACGCACGCGGAGCTCCTCCGCGATCCACCGCACGATCGGGCGCAGATCGTCGCCGCGAGCTCGAGCCTCCAAAATGGCCAGGTCGAACTCGGGCGCTCGGAGCGAACGGCAAACCGGACACCCCCAGACCACCCGCACCGCCGCCCCCTTCGGCGTCCTGCGGGGTCCGGTGGGCAGGGTATCGGTGAGGTTTCGGGTCTTCCAGGCACGGAGGGCCTGGTACCAGGCCTCGGCGAGCTGGCGCTCCTCGGCGGTCACGCATCCGCCTCCTCGCCGAGCTTCTTCCGAATCACCCGGGCAGCAGCCCCCAGAACAGCGGAGGCAACGTACAGCTCGCGCTTGCCAGACATCGCCCCGTACCGATGCAGGAAGTCAGCAGCATCAACGTAAGCGTCGGCATGGCCCTCGGTCCCATAAACGGCGAGTTTTGCAACCTCACGGCCAAAGACGTGATAGTCATATTTGCCGTAATCGGGAAGCACCCCAGCATTGATCATGTCGGTAATCAGCCGAGCGAACTCGGCTGCTGCATTTTTCTCAAAGTCGGCAAGCGATTTAGGAAACATCCTCCACCACCACCTCGATCCGCCCGTCCTTCACCGGCTCGCCCCACACGTACCGGGCGATCGTCCGGTTCGAGTCGTCCGGCAACCAGCCGCCGGCCACGAGCGCATCCATGACCACCTTCAGCACGTTGTCCCCGTCCCGCGCCCTCCGATCCGGCGGGTAGAGCGTGAACCGGAGCCCCACCAGCCCCTCCGGCCTAGGAACCCTGGCCAGCAAAGCCCACACCTCAGCGCGGTAGGCGCGGATCTCCGGGGTCAGGTAGCGCTTGCCAGCACGCTGGCCGTGCTGGTTGTTGCCGCTCCTGGGGGGCCAGGGGAGGGTGAGCTTCACCAGATCCACCCCCCTCGCCAGGCGGTACCGAGGCCGAGCGTGGCCAGGATCACCGCCAGGATCACGAGTGCCACCGAGAGCAGGGAGAAGGCCAGGGCGAGGAGCGCACGGAAGAGCCCCGCTCGCTCCTCCCTCACGAGCGCCCGCGCGAAGGCCGCCGAAGCTCCGGCAGCAACCAGGCTCAAGAGGGCAAGCACGATGTCGAAAAACGCCCAGAGCAGGACATGGGGTTCGGTGTTCATACTGCCTCCACCCTTCCGAGCGTCCGGGCCATCTGGCGAGCTCTCGAGGCCCTCCGGTCTCCCCTGCCGTAGCGCTCCTCGATCGCGGCCATCGCGTACCGCAGGGCGCCAGGCATCTCCGCTTCCATGCGCCTCAGCGCGTCGCGCAAGCTCCGGGCAGTCTCGGTGAGCTCGAGGACCTCCGAGTCCCCGGCCTCGAGGCGCTTGACCTGATCGGGGTGCTGCAGGTACTCGGCCATCCAGGTGAGCT